AACTTTGATCATGTGCAGATGCTACTACCGTCTGCGCTTTGACTGTTCAGCCTTCTTAGTCAGATAATCCAGCATGGCTTGAATCATCACATCACTTTCATCCAACAAATGTTTAGGCGCAATACCAGTTTCACAGGCTAAATAGGCAACAATCCAATGAGCAGAATCGTCACCTAATCGGCTTTTGGGGTTTCTGCTTCCTCACGGATCTCAACCGTAACAACATCCTCAATCCACTGTGGATCAAAAGGCATAGTGGTTTTGCGTGTGCGCTTCTCAGCGTGCCAAGCCAACCATGCAAGATCCGTTAAACGAATCTCTTTTTCAAAGTTTGCGACACTGCGATTCCATGTCCGTTCAAACGCTACGAAGTCAGCAAATACAGCATCCACTTGTTCTTTGCGCCCGTCAGCATATTCAACATTCAACTCAATTTTCATTGCTCTCCTCTAATTGTTTGTGTTATTTAGGATAATGCTTTGGCAATAGTTCCACCAGTAAAGGTCAAACTCATTTTTGCCAACTCACCAACAGCGCCAGCCACAGGTTGTGATGAAGCAAGATATGCGCCAGTGATCGTGTATGCAGGGTTTGTTGCACCAGTTGTTGCACCATTTGGTTTGATCACAACAGTTGTGGTTGTACCAACAAGAGGATACACGGTTGCTTCAACATTGGTTGCTGCATAATCCTGATTGAACTCAACTTCAATGCTGTTATTTTGCAACCCACCCACGAAGGTATGTCCACCAGAACCGAACGCAGTTGATTCAACAGCATCAACCTCATAATTCACAGTGACACTTGTTGCATGGTCAGACAGCACAACACTGTTCACCGACACATATGCGTTCGTTAATGCTAATACAGCCATGATTCAACTCCTAGTTAGATGCTTGCTTTGACTACTGATCCACCAGTAAAGGTGAGACTTTGTTTTGCTAGTTCCCCAACAGCACCAGCAACAGGTTGTGACGCTGCCAAATATGTGTTGCTTACCGTGTAGCGAGGGTTCGTTGCTGAAACAGTGGTGTTCACAGGGATAACAACAATCGTGGTTTGAGTTCCAACCAAAGGATAAATGGTTGCCTCAGTTTTTGATGTTGCATAGTCCTGATTCATTTCAACTTCAACAGAAACATTTTGCAACCCACCAACAAAGGTGTGACCCGTTGAACCGAACGCTGTTGATTCAATAGAATCAACCTCATAGTTCAATGTGACGCTGGTGCAAAGTGACGAAACATCAGTTCCACCAATCGTGATGCTTGGGTTTGAGAGGACAAGAACAGCCATTTGATTACTCCGAATCCTTAATTACTTTTGATGGTTTGCTAACTTCCGCAATATGTCCTGCTTCAATCAACGCCACGATATTACACCCATCAAGTGCAACTTCGTCAATCAGATCACCCTGTTTTCCTGCAGCGAGATTATCGCTCAAAACTTTGTAACTTGCCATTTTGTTTCCTATCCGTGAACTTCCACTTGTATCTGAATAACTAAAAACTGTGCACCACCAGCATCAAGGCTGGTTACATCTGCACCTGATCGTACTATCAAAGTTGAACACACGCCACCAAGAGTGGGATCTGCTTCTATTGCAGCACGAACACTTTTGCTACCAGAAAAAGAAAGATATTCGTCTAACGCATCTCCTGCGGTTCGGTCTAGGTAGCGACCAACAACCACATAAATAGTCCAACTTGTGACAACATCTCCACCCTGATAGGCACGGTGATAATCCACACTGTTCAGTTCACAATAACCAAATGGTGGGTTTTCCTGTTCAGGCTGATACGAGAAGGCTCTTAAACCTGAAATGGTTTCTAAGCGTGTTTTCAGTCCATCTGCGATCTGCGAAATAGTTGCTGGCATCAGATAGCCCCAAATATCACATACTGATTGAGCAGGTCACGAACATCAGGATCAACAGCCCGAACCTGTAAAGCCATGTCAGCGAAACCAACAACACCTAGTGCAGCGTTTAGTCTGGCGAACTGGCGCATAGCAAGAAGCACGCAAGCCTGCGACACATCTGCAGGAACAGCGTTCCAACCCCATTGTGCAGTGACCTGAACCGTTGGGAATGATGGTGTCACATACAACGGGAATGTTGCACCACCAACCATACGGGCATGAACATAAGGGTAGCCACGAAGCGCAGCATCAGTAGGTTCAAGAATGTAATCAACGCCCTGTGTGAGCGTGGTGGCATAAGTGCCATTTGCTTCTGTATCAATCTTGATCGTGACCGTACTGGTTGCCAAATCCTGTGGCATACGCAACAAGTATTCATTGATTGGGTAAATGTTGATTGAGGTTGATGTGGACTTGTAAAAAAACCTTCCACAGTAACCATCAATTCTCCGTGACGCAGATTCAATAGCCTTCTCAAGAAGCCCATCATCCACATTGTCTGTCAGCCTGAGCGCAGACTTCACATCCTGCAGGGAACAGTAACCATTCACGATTGCCATTGATTACGCCTTGCGCTTAGGTGCAGCCTTGCGTGTAGCACGCTCTGCTACAGGTTCAATGCTTGCAGTTTCAACCTCTGGTGTCTTGACCGAATGACCTAATGCACGCAATGCTTCATCACAGGCTTTCACACGATCCTTAAGACCTCTGCGCTCATAACCAGAACGCTCAACAAGTAAGGCTTCAATATGTTTGTTCATGTCGCAAATCATACACCTGAAAATAGAAAGACCGCCAACACCGTTCAAGATGCTGGCGGTCTTTCGGTTCTAATCCGAAATGTAGTTATCGGCTTTAGAAGGTTGGAGTTACCAATCCAGTTCCACCAACAAGGGCGAAAGCGTTTGGATAACGGTTCGCAGTAAATGCGCTGTATCCGTACACGATCATCTGAACATCAAGTTCAGCACCCTTTGGTTGCTCAAAGCGCAACATCATTGGTGAACCATCACCCTGTTCCCACAGGTGTGCTTCTTGGGTGTTACCAATAATGATGACATCCTCGTTCGTTCCAGCACCGTTGGTTGTGATCACATTGGCATCAGTGATTACTGGCAAGCCTGCAATCGTGTAGCCAGAGTTGCCATAAACAACTGAACCTTGACCAACTGAAACAGCGTTGAACGCACCGTTGCCTACTGGCACTGCCAATGGGCGATTGGTGGTATCAAGTGCTGAAAGAATCCAAGCCAAACGGCGTGGGTGCATCAAGATGAAGTTTGGTCCACCGAAGTAGTTGGTCTGAATGCGCTGTACAGCATCCAACAGTTTTGGATACAACTCAGCAACAGATGGTGATGCGTCAGTGTAGGTGACAACCTGCGAGATCACATTGGTTAGTGATGTTGCGCTGGTGGTTACAAACAATGAATCAAGGTTGGTGTTGTATGCAGAAACAAGATCTGCCATTACCAATGAATCAATGCCTGTGCCACGCTCAAGAGCCTGACGACTCACATTCTGCTGACCAGCAACAGTGACCACCGAAACATCAAGTTTCGTATCATCCATGTTGGTTTCCTGAACTGCTGCACCTTCAGTTTGTACTGCGGTTGCAGAGCCAGTTGTGACCTTGCTGATGCTGATGGTCAAACCTGATTCAGGGAGTTGATGCTTACGGGCAACATCCAAGAACGGGCGACCTGCACGGGCGAAAGGTGCAGCCAAATCAGTGAGGAATTGTGGAACAACCAAACCAGCAAAGTTTGCGCTGGTTACATCACGGCGTTCAATCTTTTCCTCTTGCATATGGCGTGCAAGACGCTCTTTAGCAGCGAAGTCGTTGTTGAACTGTGCAGCGTATGCGTCAGCAACAAACGAAACTTCAGCCTTTGGACTGTAGGTGCGTGCTTCTGACTTGACTACTGCTGGTGCAACTGCTGCATCAAACTTCTTTTCCTTGCGGAGTTCTGCAGCCTCAGCCGAACGCTTTTCAAGTTCGCTGTGGGTTGCAATCTGCTCATCCAATGAACGAACCTCATCAAGTGCTGCAACAATTTCTGCATCCTGTTCTGGGGTGAGTTCACGGGCTTCTGCCTGTGCTGCTGCAACAATGGCATCTGCCTTTGCAAGCGCAGCATCACGCTTTTCAATAAGTGATTTACTAAATGACATAATGACCTCCAAGATCATCTGATTTGAATGTGTGTTTTCCTTTCAGTGTTAGGAGGTCAGTGACCAATAAGGTCGGCTGTCTAACGGCTGCGAAGTTTCTGCAAAGCAACCTGATTTTTTCTCAGGCTCAATGTAGAAACTGGTGCAACAATAACAGGCTCATTTCGTTTGCGCAACTCTGCCACCGTCTGCTCATAGGCAGGGAAGGTAACAACGCTCACATCAAACAGTTGAACCTCACGCAATTCACGAACAGACCTATCAGCGTTCCATGAATCCTTGACTGTGCGAAACGCAAAACTCATCTGGGAAAGATCGCCACGCTTCATAGCGGACATAATTCGTGCAGCGTCAGGATTCATTGGGTCAAGTTCAGCCTCAACACGCAAACCACGCTCATCCTCCTCAAGTGCAAGAGTGCCAGACTTAGAGCGTGCCAACGGTACGCCTTCATGATCAATTAGCAAACGCACATCAGCACCATCATTGAGTGTCTTGCTGAACGCACCACGCTTAACAAACTCTGTGAAACCCATGTATTCAGATGGTGAATCCCAAATGGCTGCATAGCCAACAATCGTTCTGCCTTCATTCTCTGCACGAACCTCAAGATTGGAATACGCAATACTGCGCTTCTCATCAATTTCAGTTGCTACCCATTGCACAAGTTCGCTCATAATTTTCTACCTTACTATTCAGAATCTAATCTTTCCACAACACGGTTTGCATATTCCTGCGCTCTGCGTGCTGAAGCCTTGCTTGAACCACCGCCCCACAACAACATTGCAACCAAACCTGCAGTGATCTCATCACCTTGCACAGCATCTAGATCGTCAATGTGTCGTGCAATCCACGCACCAATCTTGCGCCACTTGGCTTCCGTAACTTGACCTGCAGCCATCTTGCGTGCATCCTCAACGGTCTGTGGCATAAGCCCATCACCAGACAAACCCTGTTCATGCAACGCTAAGCCACGCTTGGCTGAAGCACGCATGAACGCTGGTGCAGACAAATCAACTGCACGAAACTCTGATTCCTCAAACTCCTCATCAGGCTCATCACCTTCAGGCATTTCCTCTGGCTCTGATTCCTCAGATTGATAGTAAGCCTTGCCTTGCATCAGCACAGCAATAGCCGAATCAATAAAGGCAACAAGTTCATCATTGCGTTTGCTCATCTTGCGCTGCCCAACTTCACCTGCAGGTTCTAAACCTTCAGCCAAAGACTGTGCCACCATACGATCAATGGCATCCTGCTTGGTGTCATAACAGGCAAGTGTTGTTGCAGAACCGTCTGCCTCAATCTTTACTGCAGCCCAATTAGAGCAATCGGATTGATTTGCTGATATTCCGTATGGCATTAGTCTGCGTCAATCGTGATGATACGGATCACTTCTGTTTGACCTGATGCACAGATCCCCCACAGACCATCACCTGCACCAAGCCCACCTTGAATTGGCGCAGTGTGTTTCACAATAGGGAAACCCTGCGCTGCAGTCACATCTGCACCACCAATATAAACAGTGTTG